TGCCAAGGATGCAGCTGCACCCTCGTTTCCGCCCTTTGCAGACTCCCTGGAGAGCATGGACATCAGGTTCCTGTAGTCCTGCGGCGTAAACGGCTGGCCGTTCTGGAACGCCTCCATGTACTTGCTGATAGCCGGGTTCATAAACGGCATCATCCCCTGCTCACCCAACGCAGCGTTGATATCGCTCAGTGGGTGTGCCGAGATCGGCTGGCGGTAACCTGGAGATGTCTTTGCCGCGTCCCACGCAGCCGTTTCTGCACCGCGCAGGCCTGCCTGACGGCCAAGCACAGACGACGTCACAACCTCGCCAGCGCGGTTGGCGTTTCCACGGTCTGCCCCCAGCGCGTTCAGGTTGCCAATCAGCCGCGCGTTGTTTTGGTTCTGGATTAGGGCCAGCCCACTCAAGCCCTCGTCGGCTGAGTTCGCGCCGATCTTCGCAAGGTTCTGCTCGTTTGTGATCTGCACAGGGTTCTGTGAGATCATCCCGCGCGTCGGTGTAACGCCGGCCTCCTGGAACGCAAGCAGGCGAGATACCGCAGCCGGGTTCAGTGCCTTGTTTGCGTCCAGGGCGCCGGCCATCTCCAGGCGCAGAGATTGCTTCACGCGCTCTGGCACCTGGCTGTAGTCCACTCCGGTCTGCCGAAGAACCTCGCCAATTTTCACATCGAGCTGCTGCTGTGTCATACCAGCGTTGAACAGTCGCTTTGCCAACGCGGCTGCGCCCCCGGCGATGTCTGGGGCTTTTCCTCCAACAACGCCGCCCACCAGGGCCGCGACAGCTTGCCCAGCGTCAGATCCACCGGCCTCTTTTGATGCGCCGCCGGCCAACCCAGCTCCTGCCGCGCTGGATACCTGCTGCAGAGGGTTGGATGAAAACATATTTGGGGCTATGCCGGTTGAGAACGTGCGCGCACCCAACTTCACTGGCGCCCCTGCAAGCCCCATGATTCCACCAGAGCCAGCCACCAGCTTGGTTGCCTCACCGACCACGCGCTCGTTGGCGCCTTGTGGCTTTGGAAGCCCAAGCCAGTCTGCACCACGCGACGCGAGCACTCCAGCAGGGACTGTCTTTCCGGTAGATCCCGTCAGCCGGTCTGTTGCATAACGGATTGGTTCAGTGAACAGCTGCGCCGAGTTCCCCAACCCCTCCATGGCATAACGCGCAGTCAGACCGAGCTGCCGCGGGATGTCGTTCAGCACACTTCCAGCGCGAACAGAGGCAGGCTTTGCGTCATTCTCACCTTGCATTTCAACTATTGCGTCAGCAAGCTGGCGCGCGGCCTCCTTGTCGCCGGCCTTGTCAGCGTTAACGAGCGCGTCTTGCAGTTCAGCGAGTGTTGCCATCTATTTGCTCCGGTGCAGTTTCACCAAGTCGTCGATTGTTCTGCCACCTGACGGCTGCTGCGTTGGCTGGTCGCCATAATCAAAGGAAGGAAGTGGCCGCACCTTGTAGAAGGCGCCCAACTTTGCTGTATCAGGGCTGCTGTTCAGGTTTTTCAGGTTGTCCTCATGCTGCTGATAGACAAACCGCGATGCGCGTGCAGACGCCCGTGCAAGCTGCTTTATCTCTGGGGCGGTCAGCTCGCTGATGTCTCCTGAGTTGGCCTTCTCTGCCAACTTTCCTTCGCTTTCGGTGATTGCGCCCTGGCCGGTCATTTGCTTGCGGCCCTGCAGCGTCATCTCTGCCAATCCACGGATCACCTCCCTGGAGCGTGCGATGATTTCAGCGTCATCTTTGCCGGTTACCCCGAGGATCTGACCAACCTGCGCCGCGGTCATACGGGCGCCAGCAAGCGGCCCGGTGATAACCTTGCCGCTGTCTATAGCAGCCACGATGCGCTTTGCTGCGTCGACCTGTTGCACCGCGCCCTGCGCAGCTGTGTAGGTGTCCTTCACCATCGGACCAACCTGGCCGGCCAAGCTCTCGCCCATCTTTGTCTCAACCTTGGTCGTGACGTTGGTGGCCTTGGACTTGTTCTGCGACGTCGTCCACTGCTCAAATGTGCCTGGGTAGCCCTGGCCCACTGCGTATTGATACCCCTGAATCTCAGCAGGTGCCGGGTGGTCTTTCGGCGCAGTAAACAAAGGCTTGAACGTACGCTTGTCAACCAAAGAAGCACCAGGTGCAACGGTGATAGGCGTGTTGTCCTTCTGGATGGTCTGCTGGTAGTTGAACCCGTTGATGGGGTCCAGTGCCTCCCACGCCTTGCCGAACCCTTCCCTGTCAAACGAAGCCGGCTGCGCTGGCATCGGCGCGACCTGTGCGCCAATCTGAAACTCGCCAGGGAGCGCTGAAGAAACGTCCTGCGGCAGGCCACCAGATGTGGCAGGTTGTGCCGGTATGGAAAACCTCTTCTGCAGTGCGCGCAGTGCCACCGCGTCTTCCGTCTTCTTTTTGGCTTCGTCAATCTGCATCTGCTGGTGTGCCATCTGCAACTCGCGCGCACGCTTCATCTGCGCCGCCTCTGCCATTTGCGCCTGACGGTCTTGAGCCTGTCCGTATCCCATGATGCCGGCAAGTCCGGCACGCCCAAGGCTGTTAATAGGTTGCCCAAGCCTAGCCCCGGCCATTCCGCCAAATGCTGCAGACAGAAGGCCTTGGCCCTCTGGCGTCTTCACAAAATCACCAAATTCGTCCAGCAGTCCCATGATCACCCCCACATCTGCTTGCGTTGCATCATTGCCTGCATGCGCGCCTGATCTTCAGGCGTCATCTGAGTGCCCTGCTGCGCGAGTTGCGCAAGCGTCTGCGAACCCTGTCCGTTGATTTGTGGCGGCTGACCAGGTGGATGTGGAGCGTCAGAAAGCAGCCCCTTTGCCATGTTCGCTGCGCCCAAGGCTTGCGTCGCCGGCTGCACATAGCTTCCAACAGCTCCAAGAAGACCACCAGATGTAGCTCCACTTGCCGCCGCCGTGCTCCCTGCCCCTGTTGCTGCTGCCTCTCCAGCTAATGCAGGTGCAGCAGCGCCACCTGTGGCAACAACCGCGCCCATTAGTGCTGCCGTAGTCGCAGCGTCCTCTAGTGCCTTTTTTGGGTCTTTCCCAGACAAAATATCTGGAATAAATCCGAATGGTGAAAAGCCCATTATTTGCCACCTCCGCTGGTTGTTTGTGATGATGTCGCACCTGACGACCCGAGCAGGCCCGAGTAAGCGGCCATCTGCTTGTATGGCAAGTTCTGCTTCTCTTGAAACTGGTTGAACTGGAAGTCCTTGTTCTGCTGCGCCTGGTCTTGCATCTGGCCCCCAGCCTTCATCAGCTGTGCTGCGTCGGTGTAGGCCTGGTTCCCATACTGCGGCGCCATGCCGAGTGCCTGCATCTGGTTGGCGCGGTCAGTGTTGTATGCGTTTCCGTACATCTGTGTCGCGATATCGCCCATTTGCTGCATGCCGGTCTGGGCTATGCCTGAGTTGCCAAACGAGCCACTGCGTGCCTGAAGCGCACCCATGTTTGCCATGACTCCGGTCTGCGCCTTGTTGACCATGGAGTCGAGGTAGGGGTTTGTGTTACCACCCTTGAGCGTGTCTTGCAGAGTCTGGTTGGCCTGGTTCATCGTCGGGTCGCCGTTCTGCGCCCGGTTTTGAATCATGTTGATGCCAGCCTGCTGCGTGCCGTTCATATCGGCATAACGCTGTCCTCCGTATGGAGTAAAGCCAGACGAGTTGACCTTTGCAGCAGTCTGGGTTGCGTAGTCAATCAGCGGACTGAAACGAGCGTCCACCTGGTTAGTTGTTGTTTGTCCACCGCCACCACCGCTCATGATGCCACCTCCAAAATTTCATAGACTGGTTCGAACCCAGCCTTCATCCTGTACAAACGCGCCTGCGCAGGCTTCGCAGCGCATCGCACCTTTGAGCACCCCAAATCCCTTGCGAGTTGTTTGATTGCGTCAAAATAATTTTCAAAACTGGCGTTGTGTGCGACCAGGTCGGTGATCATCAGAACCCGAACATTGGGCAGTTGATCTACGCGCACCACGCCCCACCCAACCGTCTGCGAGTCCATTGTCATCTCTAGTAAAGAGCGCTCACCACGGGACAGCAGCATCTTCAGCTGGTCGCCGGTGATCTCACCGCCTGATGTGTCGCACGCTTCGTGCAGGCACGACGCGCCGCGCTTCCACGCTATGTCTATGTGGGTCGATGGGACTGGTATGAGCTGCATCAGGCCCCCGTCAGGAACCTGCACTGCACCCATGTGCCTGGTGTCCCACTCACGGTGCACATCCAGCCATAAATCACGTACTTCGAAGATGCCGCGCCGGCCTCAACCGGTGCGCTGTTCTTCACGAAGTCGCCCTGCTTCCAGGTGCCTGTAGTCGGAGCCGCAGTGGTCGCGCCGTAGAACGCCTCGGCCTTGCCCTCGCTGAGTGCGTTGACCGTGTACGCGATCTGCTTGTACCAGCGCGTGGTTTCAGCGTCAACGCTGGAGCGCGGTGTGACGTTGAGCTTCACGAATCACCCTCTGGCGTTAGATTCGCAACAACCCCTAGTGTGCGCACATCACCCGTGAACGTAAAAGACGCCCGGTGGAACCTGGCAGACTGCAGGACATCAAACTTTCCGTTGACGATGGTGCCAGACGGCCCGGTGGTAAGAGCCTCACCCTCGGACATCTTTGAGTACGCCTGACCACTTGCCGTGGGCGGCGCATAGCCAGGTGCGAACCGCAGCCTGATTCCAGACAGCAGCGACACCGCATCGTCGTCGCCCATGTCGCCGGTTGTGAACCCGCTGGGTCCTGCAACCCCGGTGATGGTCTGCAGTTGGTGCGAAGTATTGAACGCCGACAGCGCGCGGCCACCGGACAGCCACACCTGGGAGTCGAACGAGTATGGAGAAAGTCCGTCGATGGTTGAGGCGAAGCTGGTCAACCCGTCAATGGTTGTTCCAGCGGATGTGTAGTTCATCACCGACTCGACGCTCAGTGTGCACAAGCCCCACTGCTTTGTCTGCATGTGGTAGACCATGACAGAGTCCAGCGCCGTGGAACCCTGCGATGCGTAGAAGATCCACACGGAGTTGTTCTGCTTGTCGAACACGCACTGCGTCTTGTACCGGTACGATGGGCTGGAGTTGGAGTAGAACCACTGGCGCACCTCTCCAACCCCCAACGGAGTTGGCCGAGATCCATCGAACAGCCAGATATTGTCTGCGCCGATGATGAAGTGAGCCCCACCAACATCGCACCAGGCATCTGGCCCAATACAACCTGCATCTCCACCAGGCACCTGGACAAAGTCCCAAACGGACGGTGCACCAACAAACTGCCCAACATGGATTGCCTTCTCTTTGTAGGCGATTGCGTATTCACCCAAGCGGCCACCTGCTGTGATCTGCCCTGGGGTTGAAACAAGCAGGCCAGTCGCACACAGCGTGGCAACAGACGGGGTCCACGATGTCTCATCGTAGGTCGCGCAACACCACCATCGGTTCTGTGATGTGCCGTAGGTGCCGTCCACGGTGTTCATCGCCATGACGAACGAGCCAACCGTGAACAGGATCTTGGCCTTCGGCGCCGTGGCGATTGTGGAGAACCCAGCGCCAGTTGAGCGCTGGATGTAGTCGGACAGGTTCGCAGCCAAGGTCGAGTTGCCGAACTGCGCGATCTGCCAGCGGGAGTCCGTGCCGCCCGTATAGACAGCGCCAGACACATCGACCCACGACCCTGCAGACAGCTCATACAGCTTGGTCTGCGTCCCTGCGATGATCCGGCGGGTATCGTCCAACTTTGTGACCACTGCAGCGCCCTGGCATGCAGCAGCAAGTGCCGGCGTGCTGGCCGGCGTGAATGGCGTTGGCGAGGCCTTCATGCCTTGCTCGTAGGGGATGAAGTTCGTGCATGACGTAACCACACCAGGCGTGGTCGGGTCAGCGTCAGGCGCAAAGCCTGTCAGCTTAAACACTGCTGCGCACCTTTATCTGCATGGAGCCGATGTATGGCTGTCCGCGGCGCTCTGAGAACCGCTTCACGGAGTCAATCGACAGCGTGATATTGCTTGTCAGCGTTGCAACAGCCGCATCGTTGCGCACGTACTTTGCACCATATAGGCAGGCAGCGTCCAGGTACAACTCGGGTGCGTTTTCGATCAGCCAGTTGGTTGGCGCCGCCTCGGACAGGTTCTGGAATTTCGGGATGTAGTACAGGGTGTACGTCTGGCCGTCAGACGCGCCCCAGATGCGCAGTTTGCCGCTCTCCAGCGAGTAGTATGCAGGGGCAGAGCTGTTGGCGATTGGCGCATTCGCCAGGGCCACGTAGTCCAGGGAGCGCGCAGCTCCGTTGTACGTCACAGAAACCCGGGCAACAGTGTCGAAGTCGGTTGGCAGCGTTGCGTACCCGCTGGTGGTCGTGCCATCGACGGAGATTTGCAGCTCCTTGATGTGGAGCTCACGGAACAGGTACGCCTCTGCCAGCTCGATGAAGGTTGGGATCTTCGCCGTCAGGTCTGTACGGTGCAAAAAATCCGCAACATTCGATTGCAGTGTGGTGTAGTTCATTTCAGGAACTTATCAAACGTGACCATCTTGGGGTTGTCGCGCAGCCAGGTCAGGATCTGGTGCTTGCGCTCCGCGGCGCTCTTGTAGGTGTCGTTGATGCGCGTCAGCTCGGCCATGGGGATGAACCCAACATGGTGGCTGTCACCCCAGCGGTCACCAGCGGTGTGAATGCGACGCGCGTGCGCCTCTTCCAGCATCGGTGCGGCGTCATAGGTAAGTTTGCTGACGGCCTGGTCGCCCTCCAGGATGATCTGGCGTCGGATGCCGTACTCGTTGACACCCTCATCAATCGTGACATTGGCATCGAGTTCCATTTAGATGTCCTCGACTGGTGATACCTGGACAACGCCTGCGGCTGACTGCTGAATGGCGGCAATGTGCGTGCAGCCAAGTGTCGCCAGGATCACCGCCTCTGACGGCTGCACCAGCAGGTCAGTGGCAACCGCTGTCTGCGCGCCTGTGCCGATCCGTACACATGCCGAAACAGTCGCAGAGATACGGACATAGCGGGGGACTGCGCCGTTAGATGCCAGGGGGATAGTGGCCCCCGCAGATGCCGCGCCGGTTGTGATGTTCACACCAGTAGCGAAGATTTGAAGGGCCATTTTGAATACTCCACAAGTTACTGAGGGTAATTGTCCAAAGTGGTAAAGGGGCCAAAGCCCCTGCCTAGTTCAGATATGCCGCCACGTTTTGCGGTAGCGGATTCGCTCTATTGCGCTCTTGGAAACTCCATGCAGTTCTGCAAGTGTTTTCAAAGAGAGTTTTGATTCCCTAATTCCAAGAACAATCTCATTTGTAAGTTTTGCAGCGCCACACTCTTCGCCTTTTGCTTTCTTGAGTGGCTGAACCTTCCGCATCCGTGCGAATGCGTCTTTGATGTTTTGGCTTTGAGTACCTGCCTCTAGGTGGTCAGGGTTAACGCAGCGCGGGTTGTCGCAACTGTGCATGATGACCATTCCTTCAGGTATCTGGCCTTTATGGATTTCGTATGAGAGTCGGTGCGCTAAAACCTGCTTGGCACCCTTTCCACCTAGACCAATGCTTCCGTAACCCTTGCCAACCAACCTACCCTTCCATATCCAGCAAGAATCTGTTTTCTCTATCTGCCTGAAGAACCTTTCTTCTATCGGCGCTTCGGACCTACGAACATCCAAAAACAGCCCAGCCCGCTTATCTCTTGCGTAATGTGCACCGCACAAACCGCGAGAAATAGACGGGCTGGAACAGCCAAATTCAGTACACAACTTAGACATAAAAACCTCCACTTGTTTAAGGTGGAGGAATTGTCTAAATTGGTAAAGGGTTATGGGGTGAGATTGGTGATTTTTGCCTGTGCAGTCGGAGCGCGAACGCTCAAGCAGCAGTCGGCGGTGATCATCACCTTCTCGCCGTCGCCGGTCTTAGCCAATTGGCTGGTCTGGAAACCATCCAAGAAAGCCAGATCCAGGTAGTCAGTGTTCAACACATACGCGGTGTCCGAGCCGGACAGCAGGTAGTGAGGCACAACAGACAGTGCACCGAAGTCAGACATGTATACGTCTGCACCGGCCACCACAGCGCCTTGCTGAGACTTGCCCTTGACTTCCAAACGGTTCTGCGCAATGCCAGAGAAGGCAGAGAACAACACCTTGTGGGCAGGAGAAACCACCAACATCTCAGCGAACTGGCCGCTGGTTGTGTAGATGTTCTGGCATGCGGTGTCCAACAGCGCCTTGGTGAAGGTACGGTTTGTGCCTGCAGTGATGGCGGTTGTAGGAGCGCCTGAAGTCCATGCAGGGGTAGCACCAGCGCCGTTGTGCAACGGGTTGGACACGCACTGAACACCCAAGCCACCGGACTGGCCGGCGACGGAGGTGGTAGCCGCGATAGCGACCTGTGTGGGGGACAGCACCATGGCCTCGATGTCGCGCTTCAACTCCAACATCTTCTTGCCCTTGAGGTAGGGCATCTCAGCAGCACGGCCTGCCTTCTTCACGATATTGGCACGACGAGAAACGCCGATTGCACCGTTGAAGATTTGCAAGTGATTGCCAAGACGGTTGGTCGAGGTTTGTGCAGCCAGGGATGCATCATCGCCGTCGATCATCTTGTTGGCTGCGTTAGCTGCTGCCAAGCTGTCGGTCTGCCACTCATGGAAGTCGGTCACGGCGGTGACGCGGCCCATAGCAGAGGTGATGGGAGTCTCGCTGGGCGAGGTGTTGAAGATTTTGTCGATCAGATCTTCGCGGTTACCTTTGAGGGAAGCCTTCTGATATAGGTTGGTTGGAACTGTCATTTTGAAATGCTCCTGTTACCGCAGGTATGCGGCTAAATCGTTTAACTTCGCACGACCAGACTTGAACTTGTTGTCCAGGGCCTTGTCGATGCGCTCTTGCGCGGGTGCTTGTTGTCTGGATGGCATGCGCGGTGCGCTCTGTGCTTTAGCCATCACTGCTGGCTTTTGAGCCTTCAGCGCCTGGTAAGCAACGGCGTCTTTCATAATCCGCACAAAACGATAGTCGTAGACCTGTGCAAGCTCCTCGTTTGTAAGCCCGTACTTCTCCACCACATCGCCGTAAATCTTCGACAACTTTGGCTTATCAATGCCTTCTTTAGATAGCTCCTGCCATGCCTGCGAGAACTGCGCCTGCCGCTGCTGCGCCAGTTGCTGATCTGCCTGCGCCTTTGCAGCTTGCTTTTCACCCTCGATCTGCTGATTGAGTTGGTTCAAGTAGTTGCTAATCTGGCGCTGTCGCTGGTTTTCCGCCACCCACTCTGCCGGGTTTGAGCTGGCAAGTTCTGCCATCTCTGCTTCAGACTTGATCCCAGCCATCTGCACAATTGCCGCCCGCGTTAATTCGGCCTGTGAGAGGTACTGACTGCGGATCTCTTCATGCTTTTGTGTCAGGAACTTAACCGCCTCATTCTCACGCTGTGCCAATGCCTGAGTCTTTTTGGTGTAGTCCTGCTGGCGCATCCATGACTTTGCGATTTCCTCGGTAGTGGCCTCCACCGTTTCATCGCTGCCATCTTCGCCTTTCACCTTGAAGGTGATCTTGTCAACGGGTGCAGGCTCGTCCTCAAACTCACCCTCGTCGGGCGCGTCAGGGTCAATATCCTGTTCGTCGCTTGTAGCCTCTGCCGTGTCAGCTTCTTCGCTGGTGGCTTCTTCTACGTTTTGTGCTTCGTTTTCCTCTTCGTTGGAGTCCGTTTCCGGTGATTCCGCGAGAAAAGAAGCGAGTTCAGCTAATCCACCTGATTCGGGTGCCGAGGCTTGTCCGTCCATGATGTGATCTTTCTAAAAGCCACCCCACAGCATGAGAGTGGCGCAATGGTGGGTGTCTATCCCACAACAGCTACATGCCTAGCCGATAACCCTGCGCATGAACTGCCGTGCAGGTGGTTCATCACGCAACTTGTCCAAATCAATCCTTCGCTGTGCGAAATTGCCGTTTTGAACCATGCCAATCAGCGTGGACTCAAATTTATCGGCCAGCTTCGCAAGCTGCAGCAGCAACACCTGTCCCTCCCGATCACGCACCGGGCAAGATTTCCACTGCTCCTGAACGGAGTTCTTGATGCTGGACATAGCCAGCTTGAATGCCTCGTTGTCCAGAACCGCCTGCGCCTCTCTGCCGCGCAGAACTTCCTTGTGGTCGATGTTGGTTACTGTCATTCTCACATTGTCGAAATTGGTAAAGGGCTATTGCCCGCCGCCCAGCAGGCCGCCACCCATGCGGCTTCGGCGAACCAACTCGATCTGCTCTGGTGTCATGGCCTCTTCCGGCACGCCAGGGCGCATGTAGGGCTGCAGCGGAGACGTTGCCAGTGCCAGGTTGGAGTAGTTGGAGAACATATCCTGCGCAACCTGTGCTGCGCGCTTTGACTGGTCTGTTGGGTGCATTACGAAGTTGCCTGCGTTCTGCGCAGCAGCCTTCATTGCCTCTATTATTGGATTGAAGTATTCATTCTTTGTCGCCATAATTGCCTCCTATGTCCGTCACCCAGCGTTACTGGCTAACCTTCGCACCTGGCTTGATCATTGCCGGGTTCTTTAGCGTCCAGTTGATGTTCGCGTTCTTCACCGTTACATACCTGGCCTACTTTGCCCACCGTAAACAGTGGACAATCTGGCAATTCGCTTGGCGCGCAACCGCTATGGCGTTTGCTGCATTCATGTTCGTCTGCCTCACAAGCTAAGTAGCAACAGATCCAGATCATCTTCCTCCTGCATCGCCATTGCCATCTGATGCACATGCAGTACTTTTTCCCAATCCTGCGCCGCCACCAGCGATGGCATGTCAACCTGTACACCGAAGCGCACAGCAACATCTGCAAGCCTGTCAATCTCAATTGTCTGGACTGGTAAAGCCTCACGACTGAAAACACGCTCCCGCAGGCGTTTTCGTGCCCTGCGCGATGTCCTTTGAGCCTGCTCAACTGCTTCTTGGGCGGCTTTTTCTGCCTCGATGAAGGCGTCGGCCTCTTGCGCGGTGGCGAAGATGTGTAGCTTCTTTCCCCTGCGCACGTACCATGGACGCAGCTCGATCTCGTTGCTGGCAGACTTTGCCTCCCCACTCCATGAAAGTGTCGCGCTTGCCCCAGTGATGGAGTAGCTTCCTTGGCTTGCAGTGAGCGTGTAGCTCTGTGGGCCTCCACCTGTCTTTGTAAGTACCGCGCTGCCACCAGACAGCGAATAACCACCTGCCAGTGCAGACAGCGTGCGCGACACCTTCAGGCTTGCAGATCCACCTGTGAGGCTGTAGCTGCCAGCGTTGGCGGTGATCTTCCTGCCGACTGTTAGCGATGCAGACCCGCCAGTTAAGGTGTACACACCAGCGTTGGCCGTCAGCGTGTAGCTTGTCGCCCCTCCTGTGGGCTGGTTAAATAGTACGAGCAGCGTCATGTCTGCTGCCCCCTTCTACTATGGGTTAGCTGCGATCTGTGCTTGACGGACAATGGCCAAGATGGACAGGAAAGTCTTGTTCAGCGATGTGTCAGCGCCAAGTGGCGCGGCAGTGACCGGGCTGACCAGCGGAATGGGGTCGTCGCCGTTCGCCTTCAGGTTCAGCTTCAGCAGCATGGGCGCCAGCGGCTGGATGGAGCGCGTAGACCCATCGGCAAGCACCACGGCCAGCGACTGGTAAATAGTCGCCTCGGGGATGCCAGTCGAATCGGGGTAGTCGATCTCGATGCGGTGCGCCCGAACGAACGGGACGCCAACTTGTGATGCGTCGTAGTTCATCAGACTGGTACCTCTTCCCACATCAGGCCGATGGTTGCAGCGGCAGCAGCAGATGCAGCGCCCAATGCAGCCAAACAAATAAGCGACTGAGGTGGCACAACGATGGAGCCTTCAAAGTCCATCACAACGCTGTCAATTCCGGTGGTGGCGATTGCTGCAGTGTTATGCAGGATTGGGAACATCAGTGTAGGCGTGCCTACTACGGTGCCGATGTTGTATGCAGTACCTGCTGATGCAGAGCCATTGATGAAGTTATTGCCCGTTGCTGTGGCAGCTGTGGTGGTGGTTGGAGCCGACACCTGACCAGACAAGCGAGCAAGAGCCACGCCGGTCATGGTTGCAGATGTCACGGTGACTTGCAACGAAACCTTGAGCAGAACGAGGTTTACAGTTGACGATCCATTCCACAAGATCGCGCCAGTCATTGCTGTGCCGACTAATGGAAGTGCCACTCCCTGATGGAATGAGTGAAACACGTTCTTGCGGTATGTCTGCTCATAGTAGCGTCCGTGTAGTTCGCTGACGACCAGATCGCCAAGTTGCCCTGAGCGCAATGCTGTATTAACCCCTGCAGCGGTTGATGAAATTGGGCCGACTTGTGCCTGTTGTAGTGCCATGATTGCTCCTTATGCGTAAGCGTAATTGAGAAGAACCGCGCCAGCAGTGGTTGCGGTGTTGTCTGTGAGAGATGATCCAGTTGTGATTGCGAAGCTGATACCAGTTCCACCAATGCACAGTCCAAGGTCGTTAATTTCAAGCGGCAAAATACCGTTTGCGGGAATTGCGAAGTTCAGCGTCGCGGAGGTAGTCCCCATCGTCACCGATGCTGATGGCAGTGCGAACAGTTTTAGGTACTGAATTGATGCCGTGGTATTTACCGCAGACATGAAATAGATTCGCCCCAGAGAGCCTTTAATCTGTGTCAGATTGTTAGATGCTGCACTTACAAGTGTGCCAACTGTTGTTCCGTTGGTAGCGCCCGATGCATTGATTGCAGACACAGCTGCAACGTTGGTGATAGACCCCAGAGATGTAGACAATCCTATAACTGGCGTTATCGTGGCCCTGTTCCCATACACCAAGGCATAGGTTGGCAATGTTCCGGTTGTCGCCAGCGACATAACAAGCCGGAAGTACCGCGCATAAACTGGCGTTGCCTTAAATCCGACGCCAGTGGTTGCTGTTGTTCCTGCCGCAGACGTTGCTGTGTCAATCCAGTTCGCGTTAGAACTCCACACAGCTCCATCATTTGACCACTGCCCTGAGATATTGCCGGTGGTTCCGATCTGGGTCTGAATCAGTAGAGAACTGTAGTTAACACAGTCCACCACACACAGCACCTGATTGATCGGGATTACTCCAAACCCACGGTACTCACCAATCAACGCCATCGCAGGCTGAGCAATCTTCGAAACAGTGGTATCACTCAGCTCTGTGTACAGGGGCGCATTGTTCGCCTTATCCATCGCAAGCGATAGCCTGTCGCTTGCATCGGTAGCCTGACTTACACGACCTACTGCCGTGAGCACAACCGTACCAACGACAGCTGTTAGCACAAACCGCAGGTAACGCCCGTTAGGACGGATGACGTATACACCAGAACCTGTCACGTTTTCCCGCAGAGACACATCATCAGACTCAATGGACATGACGGTATGCCAGTCTGTAGAAAGTCCGGTGTTGCTGCCCTCGAAATACCCGTTGCCCTGCCACACACCGCCAAGCTGGACAACCACAGTGCCATAACCGGCGGTGTCCATATTGGATGACGTACCCGCTGCGCTAAATGTCTGCGACAGTAGCTGCACGCAATCCGCGTTTGCTACAGGCAATCGCCCAGAGCCATCCGAGCTAGGCAGTGAGCCATACGCTGTATTAAGGCTAAAAGTTGTTGTTGTCGCGGTGCCTGTGTTCTTGGCCGTGACATTGACGTAGTTACCATTCAACGCGAATGAAGCACTAAGACCTTGGTTTGCCGCGACGTAATAAATGATGTCAGGAACAGCCTGCGTTCCACCAGCGTCGATGTACTGTTTGACAGTCAGCGTAATAGGCTGATCGGACACCAGCAGCAGTGAAATACTTGGCTGGTCTAGTGCTGTCTCAATGACACCGGTAAATGTCGCATTGGACGCAAGTTGCGCACTGGATGTGTTGTTTGAACTGAATCGAAAAATCGAAGCGTTCATTGATGTCGGCAGCGGATTTGTTGCCGTTACATCCCCTGCAACGCCATCCACCCCCCACGCGGGTTTTACACGCTGGTACTGAACACCGCCGATGTCGTCTGTGGCTACAACGCCGCCTGTGCCGGGTAGGGTTACGTTATCAGCCATCGCTTATGCCGCCGTGAATACATTGCCAGAGAATGTGTTATACGTTATACTGTGTAACATATTAAGCGCCACTCCATAGGTTGTTATGCCAAAACTCATTGATCTGTCCGGTAGAAAATTTGGAAGGCTCACAGCTGTGTCCAAATGTGCGAACGAATCTCGCAATGTTTATTGGAACGTTGTTTGTGAATGCGGAAACTCCAAGTCCGTTATGGGGCAGTCCCTCAGGAACGGAATGACTACATCCTGTGGATGCCTTCACAGAGAGGCTATTACCAAGCACGGAATGACCGGAACCCATGAATTCACGGTTTGGCAAATGATGATCCAGAGGTGCTACAACCCTAACGCTACCAGCTACGATGTTTACGGTGGTGCTGGAATAACTATGAGCGATAGCTGGAAAGAGAGCTTTGTTAACTTTATTGCCGATATGGGAATTGCACCAACCAAAAATCACACCGTTGACAGAATTGACAACAGCCTTGGCTACTCCAAAGAGAATTGCAAGTGGGCAACACCTCTTGAGCAAGGAGTTAACAAACGAAACAATCACATCATTTCCTTAAATGGTGAGTCAATGACACTAGGGCAGTGGTGCAGAAAGTTAGGCATTCCAAAATCAACCGTCATGAACAGGTTAAGTCGTGGTAAATCTGTCGAAGAAGCATTAAGAAGCGGTAAACACATTTCCAGACCATGTGAAAGTAAAAGTGTCTCCAGAAGCCAATGAAATTGAGGAGCCATAATCAAATTCCGCAACTGGCGTGCTAGTGGTCGTGTCCCAAAGCACCGCATAACGGAACGGCCCCACTGCGCCCGTAGCAGTCCACACCGCAGGATTTCCTAAGGTGAACGTATACGTGCCTGCACTCTGCGTTGCGCTGGTTACAGTGCATGCATTTCCGCCTGCCGTGTACCCGTTACCAGTTGCCAGGTCATCTGTTCCTGCAACAAATGATGTCTTTGCTACTGCGCTGGCGTTCGTGAGCGCCACCTTCCATGTATCCGATCCAACATTGATGCCCTCAAGCAATGGCTCGATGGCTGCGGTGCATTTTGTATAGGTTGCTGTAGGCATTCTTTATCCTTGCGCGTGCTGTACGCCGATTGCGCGACCATCAGGGCCCCGCACAATTACCTTTGGTGCATTCATCTGCTGGATAACTGCCTGCAGTCCTTGCAGCACCTGGGTCATGCTGTCAGCCTGGGCGGCTGCGCCTTGCGGTGTAGCCCCGTTAATCTTCATCTCTTCGATGTAAATTTTGTTTGCCTCTGTGAATTCGATCTTCCACTTGTCGAATGCAATTTGCTGCTGGGCAAGCGCCGCATCCATTTCAGCCTTGTGCTGTTCGCGCTCTGCATCTCGCGCATCGTTTGCAGCTTGCAACTGAAGGTTTGCCTCGATCTCTTTCTCTTTCAGCGCCGCCTGCAGTGTCTCCACTTGCATCTGCATCTGAGCCTCGGCCTGGAACTTCTGGACGTCCTGCTGGGCCTGTGCCTGGTGCTTCTGCGCATCTGCCTGGATCTTCATCTGCTCGATTTGGATTGGCAGTGGTGTCTGTGGCTGCTGTGGAGCGGCCTTATCAGGGTCTTGCAGGAAGTTCTGCACATCCTTGAAGCCTGCGTTCTCGATGATCTTTGATCCGGTGTGATACAGGTGTTTTGGTGTTGCTAAACCAACAGCCATCCCCTTCTCTTGAAGAGCAGCGATCATCATTAACTGCTGCGCTTTCTGGCTTGCATCGCCCGTTCCGAGTCCGACATTGATAGTCATGTCGTATTGGTCTCGCCACTCGTTTGGGTCGTATTCAACAAACTCATCGCGCAATCTAAACGCCAGTTTAGGCATATCTCCGTCTGTCAACACCTTCAGGATGCCCTGAAAGATTGGCTTGACCAGTGTTTCTGCGATGATGCGTGCAATCAACTCGATTCGCTGCATGGCTGCACTGGCATCAATTGCACGACCTGTAGCCGTGTTATTCATGCTGTCAGGATTTAACCCCTGACTTGTGCGCGACACACCAGTGCGGTTCTCGCGCATTCCCTGCACGTACTCCAGCATAGGCATAGATGCGCCAGCACTAAACGGGATTACCTGCTCAGTAATCGCATTGGCGTCGCGCTGACGAATGACGCCACCCGCACGACTGTCAAGCAGATCGTCAATGTTTGCCAATGGCGACCAGTTTGCATCTGTGAGTACCTTCGTGCGTGGGTTGTTCGTCAGATACAGGTTATTTAGAGTCTGCCGCAGCAGCTCTGTGTGCAACTTTTGCAAGTCGCTCACAGCGTCTGCCATGCTCATCCCATCCCACCGATGTGTATTTAGTATTGGGCTAGATGTAGCGATTGGTACATGGCTAGTGACTTCGCACTTCAGAATCTTGTCGCGCAGCCTGTAAACACACAGCCTTTCTGCTACACCATCACCGTCTTTATCTGCAAGTACAAACTCAATGCGCAACCAACCCTCTGCCATTGCATCATCGTCGCTGTCGCCATCTCCTGCGAATTGGGATGCGGTCAACTCTGGGTTGTCAACATTAGAAATGCGTGTTTGCAGCGTGTTGCCGTTGTAGTCCAGCGAATCACTGGAGCGTAAATCATCTGCCGTGCAGTCAAACCCCATCATCTTCAAGTCGGATAGGGTGACGCGCATCATGCGGCACACATACGGGCAATCAGCCAATAGTGGGCTAGTCCAATCGCGTTGAACAAGCAGCGAATCAGGGCTAAACGCCTCGACCCTGACGATGGAGCGCGTTTCTGTCTTCTTAATGCGCCCACTGTAGACAACCACCGGCTGGCCTGTCATCGTGTCAATTGCCTGCTCTGGGGTCGCAGACTCAATTTCTGCGTCCTCTTCCTGCATCAGCATCGCCAGCATCTCTTCTGTCGCGCCCTTGAATGGAACGCTGCTGACTGTTTCCTGGTCTTCCTTGCGCCACATCACTGCGCAGTTGCGCACGGTTAGCATGTCCTTGATGGCCGTGTACAGGATCAGGAAGCCATTGTTCTGCTTGTAGAAGACGTAGTTGCATGCGTCCGTGGCCTGCTCTGCGCCTTTGACATCTGACTCGCGTGATGGCTCAAAGCTGACGGCCTTGTCGGTGGCCGTAAACGTCTTCAGGAGCGCCGGGAGAATCCACTCCACGCTGTCCTGTATGTCGGACGCGACAATCTGCGACTCGCCGTCCACCTCGTTGCCGTATGGCATACGGTGGTACTGGCGCATGGCCTCCTCTCGCTCATTACCGAGTTGGCCGTGGATGAAGTGACTTGCGGCATCTTCCTTCAGCTGCAATATCTCTAGCAAGTCCTCATCGTCCATTCTCTCGGCCATGCACACCTCTTCTAATCAGTGGTTGGCATTGTCCGAATTGGTAAAGGCTAAGTAAGGAATCTACCAATCCTGTAGTTAATGGGCCTTGCCGATAGCGTCTGCGCCCCCACGGACTCAAATACCATGCACATCATGCCGAAGCTGTCCGCTCCGTGGCTTGACCAGTCATGATCTGGCCCTAGTCCAATATTTCGCTCTGCATCTCGTTTTTCGTGATACCAGCCAATAGCCTCTAAGCCAGCTTCACAGCCTGCATCATCCATCCAGATAGACTGGAATACCCGCTGGGCAGACTTCACACGCATCATTGCAGCCCCACGCCCTTGGTTAGGGACTACCTCCACAGCGTACCCGGCACCCTCAAATGCTTTTCGATACGAAACGTCAAACACCTTATCTTGCGTATCCCCATCGTGCGGGAGCCATATAGTTGTGTTGTTTCCTTGAAACTGGTTATCGCGCAGCCACTGGATATGCGCCGCCGCTGGCTGTCCAACGGATTCGTAGTATTTCAACACCCGCAGCTCTTTTCCAATGAACTGCGCGACCCAGATGGTGAAGGCATCGGCCCTAGCTCCCGTTCCGCCAATGTCGCAGAACGCCCGGTATGTCATGTTCGGATCTGGGCCTACCCTGCCTATGCGACCATCTGTCCTGGCCTGCGTGATGCTCCTGGCGTAATAAGCACCGACAACGGTGGATATGTAGTCTCCATCCCAGATGTGGTCGTACTGGTCTGGGTTTTCCTCTTTGTCTCTCAGGCGTTCACGCTCTAGCTTGGCTGGGAACTTGGGATTGTCACGCCAGTTGCATTGAACGACCTTAATCAGCGGGTCTGTGCTAAACCGGAAGCGTCGTTCAACAGGAGCGCTCTTGCGTTTTGGGTTCCACGTTACCCATAGTTCTGCGTTCCAGTTATCGCCTTCTTCCCGCAGCGTAGGTATAAGCGTCTGCCATGCCTCATCCGTCACTGGTTCGGCTTCGTCTACCCAGCAAATGAGAATGCGCCCCTTGGATTTTATGGATGCGATATTGCGGTCAAGGCCAGCGAATGAGAACCAGATACGCCCATCACGGCTTTTGATGTACTTGTCCCCAACCTCGTAATACGCGGACATTACAGAGTCATCTTGGATAGCCCTCTTGCACTCCTCCAGGCTTGAGTCGTCTAGCGAGTTCATGAACTGACGAGCGCATAGAAGCTGCCCAGATAGCCCACCAATTCCGAATGCCATTCCAAACGCTGCAATCATTGTGGCAAAACTGCGGGTCTTGCCCGAACCCCGTCCACCCCATGCGCCTCTTACGTCTGCTGGCCCGTCGAATACCTCTATCAGCTTGGGGACAATCGCAACTTGGTGCGCTGTCATTTAAGAGCGACTATTTCCAAGCGGGTGACGGCTTGGACGGGGTTTTCAGCATCCCCTGTCAATGTGACTGCGCTCAAGTCTGGGATTGACTTGCGCAAAAGAATCTCGATGGCTTTCATGCGAGACATGCTTATTTCGCTGCCATCAGTAAGTGCGTGATTCTGCAAGACATTTATCAATTGACTTGCTTGGATTTTCATGCGTACATCTTCTTGATGTAGCTTGTTCATTGGCCTGCCTGCCATAGCGAGTTCCCCTATAGAGAGTGTTCGCTGATACGGGACTTATCCCGCTATATCAGCACTTCTTGCCGGGTTTTGTCGGCATTGGTTTCTTGATTGGTTTTTTGTTTGCCATATCAATTCCTTTGAAAAAAGCCCCCGCAGAAGCGGGAGCAAAGAAGAGGCAACTGCGCCTTACTACCAAGGGGTATATGGTTATTGTCCAGATTGGTAAAGGGCTACCCTACATCGAAGATAGACCGAACCCCACGCAGGCAGGGAGCAACGCAGTAGTTCGTGCCGGGTATCAAATACACAGACCTACCGTTGTCATCCACGTTCCGCACAACCACCCCGATATAGGTCAGGTTGTACAGAGCAGCCTGCACTTGGCCTGGTTTAAGTTTTGTCTCCATCAGTATGTCCTGCCGGTACTGAAACCCATGCTCCACCGCTAAAAGGACAGTTCGCATGGTGGACATTGGCCGGGAGAACTTCACTGGCTGGTTCTTTTTCAGCATCCTGCTCGCTCCAATGTCCAGTTAAGTAAATCCTGCTGAGTTGTTCCACTTTCTCTATCAAAAGCGCGGGTTCCCATTCCATGCACACCTGTACGCCCTCGGTGGTGCTCTGGGCATAGTGGTATCAGGGTCTTGTAATCACCCTTGCCCCACCCGTCCGCACGGTAGTGATGCAGTTCTACAGGGCCTGGTGTATGTGGGCCATGGATGAAATGGCAGTACGCACAGCCCAATGCGGCCACTTTGCATTTGTGGATAAGTTCTGCTTTTGTCATTGCGCAGCCCTATCTTGCATACGGTTGTTGGCCTGCTCTGTCCTCCAGATTTCGACCCTCATGCGTGCTGCTTCAATGTCCCACTTCAGCTTTTCCTCAATTTCCACAGCTTCACGCAAACCCGCTATAAGCTCCAAATACTCTGCGTGGCTATATGCGTATTGCTCCCGAGCGTTTGCAGCCTCTGCGGTGCTTTGAGCCATCAGAATGGCCTTCTTTGACTTGCGGAATTCCTCAAGGTAAGTTCGTGTGGCTTTAGCTGCTGCAAACTTACTGGCGTTGGCGATGATGTAATCCACCGCGCGGTGTGGGTCTGTTTCTCTCATAGATTCACGCCACTCATGATCTGAATGCCCACAGCAGCCATTAAACAACCCTCACCGCCTGCGTATACGCTATCGACAAGGATTGGCTTAAACCTGCTGTCGTCAACTCCCAAGGCCTGCGCCATTCCGTCAATGATGGATTTAGATGCTGCCAACAGGTTGTCCAAGTCGCGGTGCCTGCGATCTGGTGCCATGTAGACAAGGCTTAGCGGGATGTTTCCACTCCACTCATTGGCTCCGCTTGTTTGCAGTGCCGCCATCGTACAAAGCGTTGCCGCTTCTTTCTGCTCTGTGCGGATTCTTGCCAATCCAGCCCATGCCCTGCCTTTTGCCTTGTTTGGCATCAGCTTTGAATCAGGCCAAGGTAGTCGAATAATCACTTGAAATACGCCTTTGCAACAACGTAAAAAGCCACAAGAGCGCCACAGATAGCGCCTATAGCGAAGTAGATTGCGTACATCATTTAGCTGCTCCTGTGGATTTCATTTGCTGCGTCAATAACTCCGGTAAATCCGCCCAATCGTTTTGCATTTCTGCGTAGTTCTTGGCGCTCCACCATGCGTAGTGCTTCTCTACCTTCGCCATGTTGACCAGGTGTGCGAGGATGCGTTGTTTTAGGTTGTTCAATCACATTGACTCCACATGTGGGTAGTAAGCCAGCATTTGTGCACGGTCTCCTGGTTGTGCAACAAACTGGCCAGCGTCACGATGACGCCATAGGCTTATTACTGGCTCACCGTCACACGAACCTTCATAGTTGCGCTGCTTGCGACAAAGTAGATAGCTATCAGGCTCCGTCTGCTTTGTGCTTGCATTACCGTTGGCCTTCCAAGCATCCTCCTTTGGCTTGTTGCGCCAAACCATGAAAAGGTTATCAATCTGATCTGTGATTGAGCCGCTGCCCTTTGTGTCGTGTTTGTCGGGCATATCAGACTCTTTCGGTGGCTTTTTCAGGTGGTGTACCAAGTGGATGTGAATATCCAAATCCTTAGCCATCGCACACAACTGGTCTACGAATTCCTTTTGACCGTTGTAGTCATCTTCTGCCTTAACACACTTCATAAGGCTATCAATGAAAACGTGCGTAACTCCAAGTTCCTGAGCGCAGTACTTGACCATTCCCAATACCGTGTTTGGCTTTGCCGTTCCTGTCTGGTCATACAGCCACATACGGCCATCGCTCCATTGGCCGAATTGGTCGTACAACGTATCCAACGCATCCAATCCGGCTTCTGCTTGGTACTCAGGTGAAAATGGGTTTGTCATGGCAAACATGCGAACCATTCGGCCAATTGTTGTAACTGGCTTCATTTCAAAGCTGGCAATGCAAACCTTTTCATCCTGACCGGCAAGCGACAAAGCCACCTGCGTCGTTACATCGGTCTTTCCGTGGCCGTTCTGACCAGCCCATGCTGTCACCTCGCCACGACGAAACTCAAACGATTCATTGCACTTAGGCCAAGGCAAAAATGTACGTTTGGCCTTTGCACGGCTGCGCAGCCGATCTTTAGCTACCTGTACAAAATCACCTGCTGGCCTCACCTTCTGCGTGTGATCTGTTTCCGTCAGGTACGCAGCAAAATCAATGTCATCTGCCAAAAACTCAGCCATTTGTCACCTCGGGTACTTTGTGCCAAACCTCACACCATCCGGCGCTGTTTGGTTTGTTTTTTTGTTGAATTACGTGGCATGCGCCAACCGTCGATGCGCCATGTGCCTTGGCCTGTTCAAACAGGGCTTTTGCGCGTATTTCTGACGTTGATGTGATGCTGACCCGCAGGCCAACCAAAAAACGCAGGTCTAGAAGTTGAATGACCTCGCCCACTGTGCAAACTGTTGCATGATCTGGTCCCCACGATTCACCGAACTTTTCTCCTGGCTGGTGCCAGTCCTTTGCGGTATCGCATGGGTAGTCGTTAAGGAAAACGATTCCTGGCTTTATGCCGCGTTTTCGCAGTGCGATAAGTGGTAGGTGGCCGATCATCAGATTGCCCCCGCCAAGATTCCAAATGGACGTGTATTTGAGTGCGCTCCCTCCCAGCGACGGTTGTTCAAATACACAAGCGGCGCAGGGATGAATTGGCCTGAATCCTTCTGCCAATCTTGGCTGTTTTTCATTCTGTCAACATGTGCCAATATCACCGCAGCATCACGCTCTGCGTGTGCCTTTTTCCAAGCGTCAAAGCATTTGCCTTTGGCTTGTTTCCTGTCGGTGGTTGGCCATGTCTCCCAAAACGATTCAAAACCCGGAAGGGTTGATTCCGACGAGTCGGTGACGACGCGTGTTCCTTTCCTTCCTTTCCCTTCCCTTCCTACCTGTGCGTCACTGTCGCGTAACGACGCGTCAACCACGCGTAACGACGCGTCAGGACTTGGTAATGTGCTGGTGCTCTCGCGTGGGTTTATGTGTTGATGTTTGTTGAAACATGGGATGTACGCATACCCTGATCCATACAAAACCACTAAACCAGCATCTACCAACTCTTTGCACATTGCATTGATGTCGCAGTTATCAGCCGGGAAATAGCGCAATTTGAATGTCATTGGCTTCCATGCCAAACGACCTTCCTTGTCTGCTTCACACCATGTTGCGATATAAAGCAGACGGGTTAAAGCTGGCAGCGCAACAATGTCCTCGCTTGTAAAAAACTCTGGTTTTATTGTTCTGATACGCGCCATTTACACCCCCACCCATCCGGGTGCCAATGACCCATTGCCAAACGAACGCTTGAAAAGCACATCACTGCGACGGATGTATCCATCCCTTGCTGCTTGCTGAAACACTTTTCCCCAGTGCCGCAAATCCACAGGAGCTAGTCCGGTAGACAGCGCAGCAACAGTAACGTCCTCGCTGCTGAATGACTGACCACGGCTTGAGCGTGCGTAGCTAATCAGGAAACCCATTGCGTCCTCGTCAAAGCTGCGCATGGGCGACACGTTGCCGAAAATGTCTAGTTGTTGCTTCATGCGACAGCCCTCACATTCACGCGGCTTGCTGCCTTCTCCATGCGTTCCACGATCTGTGCTTGCAATCGGACCGACTCCATAAACTGGCGTTGCAATTCTGCGGCTTCGTCACGCGGCTCTATTGGTTGTGTTGATGCGTATCCAAGGTCATCAAGGATGTATCCAATGGACTCGTGATGACCAATTGAACGGGCCTTACGCAGAACCATCATCAAGTGATCAGGAGACAAATGCTCTGGCCTATCCTCATTCAAGCAGGCCAATAAAAGTCGCTGCGCAGCGTCTGGAGTCTTCTCGGGCCAAAGGATTGGACCTACTTGTTTTGAGCCTCCTAGGGCCTTTACAGCGGCTATCAGTGCATCGTTTATCGAGTCCATTGCAACCCCTTGCAAAAAGTTTGTGATCGTTTGTTAGAGCTTTTTTCGGGAAAAAAAGAGAATTCAGTCCATGAAGAAAGAACCGAACGGAATAAAGAAACCCACCGCAATCCGCGATGGGGTTGCCAACTTGCAATCGGAAGGGAGTAAACCGAGTGCATTTAATGTGGCAAAACTAGGCATTTGCAGCAGACTTTGGAGCGAGGTGCTCAAGGTCAGGCCAAATTCGCCAGAAATCGTTTGGTCGAAGCTCTTGTCGAGTAACGACACCTTTTGTCGCTCGCTCAATAGCCCTAGACAGCTCAGGACTTGGAATCTTCCTGCCTGTAAATACTTGGTAGAGGTAATCAGGGCCTACATCGCAAGCCTCTGCAATATCGTCCCGTTGGGATGGCGTGAATTCATTCATGCCAATCATTCTATCGAAAAGATAGTCGTATTGCTAGCGTTTCGATAGATATTTTTCTATAAAGTGCAAATATGGACCGTTCAGACAATCCCGAAGTGGCTGCGCTTCAGGCTCTTTGCATAAGAGAAGGGGGTCACATTGCGGTTGCCAATGCGATAGGTGGCAACGACCAGTCCATATATCAGATCATCACAAGGCGCAAACTTCCTTCTGGGCGCGAGAAGGGAATAGGCCCTGGATTGCGCGACAAGCTAAACAGCCGATACCCTGGCTGGAATAACCAACAAGATCAATCAGGCGAAGTTCCACAGCGCCTAAAGGCCGCACTTGCAACAGTTGCTGGGATGCTTAGAACTATTCCAGAGGATAAGTGGGGGGATGCACTGATGGACATTGCAGAAGTTCTGCAAAAGGGTCGTCGCTTGTAACAATATCACTCCAGTCTCCATGAGGAAGTACGGCAACGGCACTCCCGGCATAGACTTGCAGTGTTTCAATGAACTTACCTTTTTCTGCAATGACAATATTCATTTTTTGCTCCCCGTAATACTGTATGTTTTCACAGTGTTTTGTTTTTGGCAATCCCAATTTTTATAGCTGAACTACCATTCACAGATTGCACTCTACAGAAACAAAACAGAAAGCAGCGTGAAAAACTACTCGTTTTCTGGTCAAAAGTTGAAACTCATGGGACTATTTATATGCGCCAATTGATCGTTATGACTGCATTGCTGCTATCAGGATGCGTCATCGGAGATGACAATGACAAAGCCGAGTACGGCAAGGATTTGGGCCTACCGGTGAATTGCAGGGCATATGTTCAGGCATCAATTGATGGCTACAAAAGCAAGAAATACACAGCGGAAAAGGCGATGAATGGGCTGGAGCGCAACTGCGGAATTTATGGCGCTGCATGGAAAAATGAGCGAAACAAGTGAAACTCGCCATCGCTCTAGCTGCAGCATGCGTACTATCCACGGCGCATGCTGGCGAAATACACCGCAGCAAGGCAGTTCTGAGGGCTTTTGTTAAGCAGCAGGCATGCCCATCAACCGGCCTGCGCCGCCTTCCATGCCCTGGCTATGTGATCGACCACATCAAAGCTCTTGCCTGTGGTGGTGCTGATGCCGTGGAAAACCTGCAATGGCAGACGCGAGAGGATGCCAAGGCTAAGGATAAGTGGGAATTGAATGAATGTAGAGGCAAGAAATGAGCGGTCTGCTTGGAACGTTTGGGAAAGTCAGATATTGTCCGCATGACAGGACTTCTCTCGAAAGGATTGAAGGATTCTGGAAGTTTGACCAGGTTACACAATCTCCAAACAAGCTCACATCTAACAATGACTGGATTCCTACTGGCTTCATTTTCACGGCAGTTTTGTACAAATGCAGGGCATGCGGCTATGTAGAAATGGTTGATGAAGTATGAGCATTCACAAATTCCCTAGTCATGCAGTAGTTGACCAAGGCGGTGGCGGTGGTGACAATACCGATATGGAAGCCCGCGTTTCAAAACTTGAAGTCCTAATACAGTCAATGTCCACTAAGGAGGACTTGCTTCGCCTAGAGGTAAAGTTGCATCAGGAGCTAAACGCACAGACTTGGAAGTTCGTCACATGGATGACTGGTATCTGTACTGCTCTAATAGCAGCTACCTACTTCATAGCAAGATCAATACACTGATCTAACAAAGCGTAAATCGCCAGCCCGACTAGATCGGGCTTTTTTACGTCTGCACCGCCCTAGAGGCGGTTTTTTTACGCCTGTCACATTGCTACTGACTAGGCAGTCATATTTATTTTTGACTTTTTCTATCTTTTCGCTTGTCTTAATCTATCTTTTCGCTAGAATTCATCCATCGCAGCAAAACACTGCGACGGAGCGACTAAGTACCCAGCTCGATAAACCAGGGCAAACGCTAGCAAGTGCTGATTTCGGCATGCAAGGCTAGACGGAAGCTGGAACCCTGACAGGGGATACGTCAGCAAGGCCCTTGGCAACAGGGGCAAAAAGCAAGCGCATTGATTAGTGCACTTGCTTTTTTTACGTCAGGAGCAAGCAAATGTTTGACACACCAGTTACAGACCGTGAGCTAGACCAGTTCTACGGCGAAGAAAGCGAAGCAGAGGACACAAGCATTAACACGCAGACATTGCGTGCCCTGCGTGCTATCCCTGCTAACAAGCTGTCGACCAAAGTTGCGATGGAGATTATTAGCTGCTTGGCAGCGCAGTTGCAGCAAAGCTACCACGGCATGCATGACCAGACAGTGGCGGCGATTGAACAGCTAGATGACGCATACGCAATGTTGGAGGCGTCATGATTCTTGAACAACTCTACGAGCGTTTAGGCCGTCCAGTCTGGTTCTGGCCTGCAGTAGTTACAACCATCTTTGTGGTGCTGCCATGCGCTGCCAGTGCATTGGAGGCTTCATTGTGATTGAACGATACAAGCAATACAGGTACTGGCGCGAACGTGGATATACGCGGTATGCGGCTTGGTGGCTTTCTGGTTTAACTGGGGGGCAGTTATGAGCTACGACGAATGCATGGCCGATGCGCCATACGACACGGCAGAGAGTGACGCAGAGCAAGCTGCGCACCATCAGCGCAACCTTGATGTGATGTATTTCCTTGCCAATCAGTACGACATGCGATTAGACCATGCGCGCCTGCTGTGCGATTTATCGGGCATCAGCTTTGAGGAATTTTGTAAATATTCAGGTAAGCCGGTCACCTGTAAGACCAGTAATTTTTAATTGGAGATTGAAATGGCATTTATTGCAAAAGACAGCGGTGGCGGTGACTTCAAAAAGGTGCCACCCGGCGCTTATATCGGGCGTTGCTATTCACTTATTGACCTTGGCACACAGCTTACATCCGGCCAGTACGGTGAAAAGATGCAGCACAAGATTCGCATTGGATGGGAGTTGTTTGGCGATGACGAGGAAGGCAACCCGCTAACCGTCGAAGTTGATGGAAAGCAGATGCCAATGACCATCAGCAAGTCATACACAGTCAGTCTGCACGAAAAAGCAGGGCTGCGCAAAGACTTAGCCGCATGGCGTGGGCGTGACTTCACAGACGAAGAAGCAAAGGCGTTCGATGTGTCTAAGTTGCTTGGCGCGTATTGCATGGTGAACGCAACGACCAGCGAAACCAATGGCAAGACTTACACCAACGTGGCAGGGCTTACACCGCTGCCAGGCGCGCTGAAAAACGCGAAGCCTGCGCCAGTGCATGAAGCCATCATTTTCGATCTGGATAAGCCAGATATGAAGGTGTTTAACTCCTTCCATGAAAAGCTGCAAGACGCTATCAAGAAGTCACCAGAGTGGCAGAAACACGCAAACCAAGGGTCAGGCTTTGACGATATGCCCAATGACGGATTTGACGATACGCCGCCATTTTGAATAGGCAGGGTAGCGCCCTGCAAGCCTAGCGCGGGTTATGGCGCCCATCAGGTGCAAAGCCTGTCCACATTGGAGTAAAAATGACAATATCCCTATATCACGCTGCACAAGATGTGCAAAACCAGATCGCTTTATGTGTTGATGAGGATGGCGTACTGGATACAGACAAGATCGACGCCATAGCCTGCACATTCAAAGAGCGCGCAGTTGCCGTTGTTGCTGTCTACAAGGGCAAAGGCCACACAATCGACACGCTCAAGGCTTACAAACAAGAGATTGATGACCGCATCAAGCGTGAGCAAAAAGACCAAGAGCGCCTAAAGGATTACCTGCTGGCGTCTATGTCAATCGCAGGAGTGGACAAAATCACAAGCGACGATGGCTTGCTTAACGCCACACGCTATCCAGACCGAGACGAATCGGTAGAGATTGATGATGGCATCAACTTCCCGCCTGAGCTGTGCAATTCACCAAAACCACCAGAGCCAAGCAAAACAAAGATCAAAGCTGCAATCCTTGCAGGCGAACCAATCATAGGTGCGCGAATCATCTACAAAGATAGATTGACTATCAAGTAACAAGACAACCCGCCAAGCGCGGGTTTTTTTACGCCTCAAAATGACTAATCCAAAGTTTCTAAAACCGCAAGACGGTCTAACCGCAACCCAGCGAAAAAGCCTTGGCCTGCCAAAGACGCCGCCACGCGAACGGCTACCAGAGGAAGCACGGCCACGCATCTATGTAAACGCTTCGCAGTTTGTAGGCAAGAAAGGCGAGAACAGCTACACAGGTGCAGAGCTAAAGCAAGCACCAGCGCGTGCTGGTTCTATGGCGGCTTATTCAATCAAATCAAAGGGATTCTGATGGACCGGCATTCCTACCTAGTCAGAGCGCATGAGTTCTGTAAGCGTGGCAAAGCCCTGCCACAGACGAAGCTTACCGACTTAGACGTTGTCGGCATACGCAGCGCAGCAAGGCAGCGCGAAGCACTGCGCAAACACATCAAAGACAACCTGAGCAATGAGGCTCTTGCCAAGGCACACGGAGTCCATTTATGCACGATCGAAAAGATCATTTCCAACTTAACACGGACAACAGTCACATGAATGCACCATTTACGCAATTCAAGGAATACGACCATGAGGATGTGGAGACTGAATTTACTGCTGATCGCACTCTGGCAGCTATCGCTGACCTGTTCGCAGCGTTTGTCATTTTTTCTCTGCTGATGGCTGCGATTATTTTTCTGCTGCAAGTACCAGAGCGATGGATTACGAATCTGCTGCTGATGGCTGGAGGTGTGTGATGGCTGAAACAAGATGGATAGGCGGCTCTCCTTTTGCAGAGAAAAAGCCAGTCAAGAAGATTGCTCTGCTGTCTGATGTGGAAATCACAGACGAGCCATATGCACCTACTGTCAGGGCGTATCACAAGAAGTATCTACCGACCATCAAAACGATGAAACCGGGTCAGGCAATCAAATGTGACCCTGAAATGGTCAAAGAGATTGCACGGGCAATGAATTACCACCTCAAGACGCTATCAAATGGAGAGAAGCTGATGGTCAGGTCAAGGAAGTATCACGACGATGGTAGGGGACGCGTATGGCTGCTAAAGGCAGAGTGAACAACCGCCCACCAGTACCAGAGCGTGCGCTTGGTCCCGATGGTGTTGCAGCAGTGGATTCAATGGTTGCGCTAGGAGTGCCAAACCGCAAGATTGCTGTTCACCTGGGTGTGCATTGGCAGACCGTTGCAAAGGTTGTGCATCGTAAGGGTGCTTATGAATCAATACCAAGGGGTGAGAAATGACAACTCAGATAAAAAACAGATACACAGGTGCTGTGCTATTTGAATGTGAAGCAGGCCTAACTACTAGACAGGCGCTTGAAAAGGCTACTGCAATGGGTGCCAATCTGTACGGTGCCAATCTGTACGGTGCCAATCTGTACGGTGCCAATCTGTACGGTGCCAATCTGTACGGTGCCAATCTGTACGGTGCCGATCTGCGCGTTGCCAATCTGTACGGTGCCAATCTGTACGGTGCCAATCTGGGCGGTGCCGAT